ACACTTTATAATACAGTTTATCCATATAATAATGTTGTTGAGACTGAATCTGGTCATCTATTAGAATTTGATGATACTCCAGAAGCAGAAAGAATTCATTTAGCACACAGAAATGGTTCTTTTCAAGAATGGTTTCCAGATGGCGATAAAGTAGAGAAAGTTACTAAAGATAATTATCAGATTGTAATGGGTGATGACAAAGTTTACATTATGGGTAAATGTCAAGTCACAATTCAAGGTGATGCAGAATTATATGTTCAAGGTAACTTTGATATGAATGTAGATGGAACTTGTAATATTCGTTCCACTGGAAATATGAAACTTAACGCACCACTAATAGATTTGAATGATGGTACAAAAGGCGCAGCTCGTATAGGTGATACCGCTGATACAGGAGATGCAGGAACTGGCGGCCACTTCGATACTAATAGTGCAGGAACTAACGTAATCGAAACTGGTTCTGGAACAGTTGTTATTGGCGGATGAGATAAATAAAACATGGCCCAAGTAAACATAGATTCCACAAACACTTTCAAAGATTTGGATTTGAATTTTACGATTCATCCTATTCGAAAAGATATCAATACTCATAAAAATGAATATGCTATCATTAATTCTGTTAAAAATTTAGTTTCGACAAATCATTATGACAGACCATTTCGTCCAGAAATTGGAAGTAGTATTCGCAATCTTTTATTTGAAAATATAGATACAATTATTGCGGCTCAATTAGAAAGAGCCGTTCAGGAAACGATTAATAATTTTGAACCTAGAGTACAAATAAATCAAGTTATTGCTATTCCAGATCCAGAAAATAATAGGTATAAATTAACACTTGATTTTTTTGTTATCAATAATACTAATCCAATTACAATAAATTTCTTTTTAGAGAGAATTAGATAATATGGCAGACAGATTAAAAGTCACCGAACTTGATTTTGATACAATCAAAACAAATTTAAGAACATTTTTAAATCAACAGGCTGAATTTACAGACTATGATTTTGAAGGTTCTGGTTTGTCTGTATTGCTTGATGTTTTGGCATACAATACACACTACAATGCATACTATCTGAATATGGTTGCAAATGAATCATTCATGGATACCGCAATATTAAGAGACTCTGTAGTTTCTCATGCAAAAACATTAGGATATGTTCCTCATTCAACAACCGCTTCTATTGCAACACTTAATTTTAGAGCAAATTCAGCAACATCAACAAGTGGAACATTGACTCTGCCCGCAGGTTTTGGATTTCTATCAAATCAAATTGATAGCAAACCATACAATTTTATTGTTTTAAATGACACTACAGTATCTAAAGCCAATAACTCATATCTCTTTGAAAATTTGGAAATTTATGAAGGTCAATTAGTTACTTATAGGTTTGTTCACAATTCTGCATCAAACCCAAAACAAACATTTACTTTGCCAGAAGAAAGTATTGATACTTCAACAATAAAAGTTCAAGTTTCTCCTTCATCTGGAAATACACAACTTACAGTTTATAATTTAGTATCTGATATATTAGATGTAAATTCTGATTCAGAAGTTTTTTATTTACAAGAAAATAAATCTGGTAAATATCAAATTTATTTTGGCAACGATTCAGTCGGTAAATCATTGCCCGATGGTGCAATAGTGAATACCACTTTTCTAAAAACTAACGGAACTGCTGCAAATAAAGCAAACAATTTTGTTGCAACTGCTGGAGTTACAGACTCTTTATCGGAATACATTACAAATTTTGTTATAACTCCCGTGTCCGCAGCTGCTGGTGGTGCAGTTCGTGAATCTGTTGATGATATTAAATTTGGTGCAGCTGCACAGTATACTACACAAAATAGATTGGTAACTGTTAAAGACTATGAATCATACTTAAAGAAAAATTATCCTAGCGTTGATTCATTATCTGTTTGGGGTGGTGAAGAAGAAGATCCACCAACATATGGTAAAGTTTACATTTCATTAAAACCAAAAGAAAACTATTATATTTCAGAAACAGAAAAACAAAGAATTATTGATGAAATTATTAAACCAAAATCAATTGTTTCTGTTGATGCAATAATTCGAGATCCTGAATATCTATACCTATTAATTGAAAATTATGTTGAGTATGATAAAAATAAAACTACTCAAACAATTGAAGCAATAAAATCTTCAATAAGAAATGCTATACTTTTGTATAGAAATACAAACTTAAATAAATTTGGATCAACTTTCGTTCTTTCAAAATTACAAGATAGTGTTGATGGTGTTGATTTAAATGCTATTAGTGGTTCTGAAACAAAATTATATTTACAGAAAAGATTTGAACCTACTTTGGGTGCATCAACAACATATACAATTAATTTTAATGCGCCGTTAAATCGTGGAACAACAACAAATAAATTAACTTCTTCTGAGTTTAGAATTTATGATTCTGCTGGTGCAATAAAAACTGTTTTGTTTGAAGAAGTACCTGAGTCATTTACCGGCATTTCTGAGATACAAGTTACAAACGCAGGAACTGGATATACAGAAACACCAACAATAACAATTACCGGTGACGGTACTGGTGCTGTTGCAACGGCAGTAATTGTAAACGGAAAAATACAAAGTATTGCATTAACAAATCGAGGAATTAACTACACCAGAGCCATCGTTACAATTACTGGTGGTAATGGATATGGTGCGGCTGGGTCTGCTGTGTTAGATGGTAAGTTTGGTTATCTGAGAACAATTTATTATGATGACAATGCAGAAAAACAAACAATCAATGAACAAATTGGAACAATCAATTATGTTACGGGAACAATTACCATAAATGATGTGAGAATATTATCTGTTGTTCCTACAGATGGATTAATTAGATTGACTATTGAATCAGGAAAAGGTATTGTAAAAACAGCAAAGAACACAATCATATCTATTGATGATACTGATACAACTTCTATAACCACCGAACTCTCTGCAATTTAATGTCTGATAACAAAGTTTCTTTACTGATTAATCGTCAGGTTCCCGAATTTGTTCGGGACGAATATCCTCTGTTCATTACATTTTTGGAAGCTTATTATGAATACCTTGAAACAAAACAAGGGACTCAAATAAATGATTTAATCTCAGTATCAAAAGATTTAAGAAACCTTTCAGATGTTGATGATTCAATAGAAGATTTTGAACAACAATTTTTCAATTCGTTTGCTACATATTTACCTAAAGATGTAACTGTAGATAAAGCATTTTTAATTAAGAATGTTTTACCCATATATCTTTCTAAAGGATCAGAAGGGTCTTTTAAACTTTTATTCAGAATGTTATTTTCTGAAGAACTAGAATTAATCTATCCAAAAAATAATGTTCTCAGAGCCTCTGATGGTAAATGGACAGTTGATAATATTCTTAGAATTGATACCGATGTAAGAAGTGTTTATACCGCAACAGGTAACACAAGTTTTTCTTTAGCACAACAAGTTAATACTGATGAAATAGAAGTTTATGTAAGTGGAGTCTTAAAAACAATCACCACAGATTATTATATTCGTAAAGAATCTAAAAAATTAGTTTTTAATACTGCACCGGCTGCAAATTCAGAAGTTAAAGTAATATATACAAATTTTGATATTGCTTTGCTTAAAAATAGGCAAGTTACAGGTGTTACTTCTGGTGCAACCGCAATTGTTGAAAAATCTGTAAAGAGAATTATTACTGACCGATTGAATCTTGGTTTTCCATTTGAATTGTTTATTAGTGATAAAACATTAGTAGGAACATTTTCTGGCGGTGAAGAAATTCAAGCTACAATTATTGATGATAATGATGCCTTAATAACTTTAAGAGCTGACACATTTTCAATCGTTAACAGAATAAATGTCATCAATGGTGGTGCAAGTTATAATGTTGGCGACCCTGTTATTGTTACGGGTGGTGGCGCAGTAACAGATGCTACTGCTCAAGTTGACGATATTGTTGAAGGTTATATTGATGCTATCGTTGTGAATTATGGTGGTGCAGGATTTGAGCTCAACGGAGATATTGCAGTTTCTGGTATTTCTCCGTTTGCACTTGACCTTGCCGTTGATGGTGTGGATACAACAGGTATTGCAAATTCAACTTCAAATACTTATACTGTATCTAATGATGCCATTTCAACATATGCAAACACATTAATTTCCGCATCCGACTATGGGTTTCCTGCAACAGTAATTCCAACAGGTGAAAATGTTTCAACAGTTATTGCTGATGCATTGAGTTATTACACTTTGACAAATTTGGGCCCAATATCAAATGTTATTATTCTATTTTCAAATACATCAACCGCAATTTCTCCAACGCTAGATGCTAACTCACCATTATTTACCGCAAATAGTGTTTCATTTGGAATTAAAGATTTTAAATCAGTAGGTAGAATAAAAATTAATAATGGTGGAACAGGATATCAAGTTGGTGATGAGATTACATTTGGTTCTAAACCTGTGGGAACAAATGGAAGAGGCGCAGCTGCAGCAGTTAAAGCAGTCAACGCAAACGGCACAATTACTCAAATTGAAATTCAACCATCCAGAGTTTCTGGCACAGCAAACATAACAAACAACAGTCCGTTCATTGTTGGCACAGGAACACAATTTGGTACAGAAATTAGAGTTGGTGATAGAATCATTATTAATAATGAATCAAGATACATCAATTCAATTTCAAGTACGACAACTGCAAATGTGAATGTGAATTGGACGGCTGCTTCAACTGGTAAAAAAGTTGGTAAGTATGGAGACTACTTAATTGGTGGCCAAGGTTATACACAAAATAATTTTCCAACAATAACTGTATCATCATCCAATGTTAGTGCAACTGGTGCAAATGTACAAATTTCTGCATTGATGGCCGATGGTGAATCACTTACACCATTTATTGGAAATACACAACCAGGACAAATCATATCAATTAAAGTTGTGAATGGTGGTACGGGATATCAATATATTCCACAAGTAGACTTGACAGGTTCTGGTAGTGGCACGGCAACTGCATCTGCTATAATTGAAGATGTTTATATTTCTTTGCCTGGAAGATGGACAACATCTGATTCTATTTTGTCAACCTCAGAAAGAAAACTACAAGGCCGAGATTACTATGTTGATTATTCATACATAACTTCTTCAGCGGTAGAATTCACAAAATACAAAAAAGTATTGAAACAACTATTGCATCCAGCTGGATTTATAAATTATGCTGATTTAAATGAGAATGCCTCTTTTAATGCAAATACAATTACTGTATCAACAACTTCTGCTAACACGATTGCGGGAACAGTAAATGTTTCCAACGGTTCAATTTATATAACTGGTGTAAACACTAAATTTAATGTGTCTAATTCAAGAGGTACTTTGACTATTGGATCAAATGTTTCTGTGAATAACATAATTAGAACTGTTTCTAGTATTATAAGTAATACAAATATTGCAGTTTCTTCAGCATTTACAACATCTGCAAATGCACAAACGGCCTTTATATTGATATAAATAAGCACTATGCCATCAATTACAAAGAAAAAACTAAGTTACAATAACGCAAAGATTTGGCGTAATTCGGTCTATAATTCAGGAACTACTGATCCAGTTCTTTATATTTTTATTGGTAATAATGTTCCGTATGCAAATGAGTCTTCTCCAGATTCTCTTGTGGACACAATTAGTACAGAAAAAGATGTTTGGAATAACATATATGCCGCTAAAAAAGTAACGGCAAATGATGTAGAACTTGTTATTCCAAAAGTCACTTGGACTGCGAATTCGAAATATAGAAATTATGATGATACAATTGATATAAACACTTTGTTATCATCAAACACCGCACAGGGATTGAGTCCCATGTATGTTATTACGACAGGAAGAAATGTATACAAATGCATGTCTAATAACTCCTCGGCCAATTCGACAATAGAACCATCAGGCGACTATACAACTTCAAATGGCAATATTGCTACTGCTGATGGGTATTTGTGGAAATACATGTACAATGTTAAGCCATCAAATAAGTTTTTAACTACCAGTTGGATTCCGACTCCTACATCCACAGCACAATTAGATTATAATGTAAATGATATTGGTGTTGTTGACGGTGAATTAACAAGAATTATTGTCACTGCAAATGGAACAAATTACAGAGAGGCATCAAATATTGTAGTTGCCTCATATACTTCTGGTCAAACAACATTTCAATTTGCAAACACTGCTAGAGTTTTAAGTGTGTTTCAGATTTCAACTGTTGCAAATCTTGCAAATATGTCTGTC